AGAGACGCCGTTGCCTAATGCAAAAAACTTCAGGCAGCCTGCACCGTCCGATGTGCAGGCTGCTTTTTATCAGGAGGCCGACCATGCCCCAAGCGAACAATGCACAACGCAAAGCCAAGCTGATACAGCTTATCCACATCGGCAAAAGCCAAATCGGGATGCCGGATACGGAGTACCGCGCCCTGCTGGCCAATGTGTCGCACGGCAAAACCAGCAGCAAATCCCTGACCTTGGCGCAACTGGAAACCGTGCTGCGCCACATCAAGGCGCAGGGCTTTATGCCGGCCGTCGCCACCACGAGCGGGCAAATCCTGCGGCACCGCCAACCCGAGCAGCTGAAAAAAATCCGCAGCCTGTGGCTGGAGCTGCACGAAATGGGTGTCGTGCGCTCGCCACAAGAAAGCGCGCTGCACCGCTATTGCGCCAAATACGGCGGCGCGGATTGGCAGGACGACGGTTATGCCATGCGCGACATTATCGAGCGGCTCAAACAGTGGCGCGCGCGGTTCGATTAAGCACAACAAATCCGTTTCAGGCTGCCCGGGCATCTGTTCAGGCAGCCTGGAATGTTTTATAATATTGATTATATTGTTTATTTTTGAAATAACGTTTCATTTTTTGCAGGAAAGGACAGTTATGGCGGACGAGCGTATCCCCGAACTGGTGGCGGACTTGGAAACGCACACCGCCGAATTGCTGGCGCGCGAACTCAATATCCCCAAAGAGCAGGCCGTGATGGCCGGTAAAAAACTGTCGCGCCACCTGACCGACAACTGGGGCGGGCAGTTGATTTACATCCCCAAAAACCACGGCGGGCGGCTGGACGAGCGCGACCGGCAGATTTATGCGGAGTTTGACGGCCGGAACCACCAGCAGCTGGCCAAGAAATATGACCTTGCGGTGCAGCAGGTGTACAAGATTATCAAAACGGCGCGCCAAGCCGATGCCGCCGCCAGACAGGGCGGATTGTTCGGCGACGGTATGGATGACGGTCGATAATGGCGGTCGCAGCCCCTGCGACCGTTTTTTTGCGCGGTTGCAAATGTCGGACGGGTGTTTGTTCGTCCGGGCGGCAAAACGCGCTAAAAACGCAAATTTGAGCGATTTGGGAAAAGCAGCCGGTGCAGGCTGCTTTTTTTAATGCGCGTTAAAAGTATTTCAGGCCGCCTGAAACCATAATCGCCCTATCTTAAACCGATAGGGCATTTTTGATGCGATATGAGATTTTCCGCGCCGGCACACGCGCCGACAACAACGGCCGCAATGTCACCATTACGCCCGATGATGTTGCCGCCATTGCCGCGCACTACGACAAAACCAAGCACGAAGCGCCGATTGTGGTCGGGCATCCGAGCACCAACGCGCCCGCGTTTGGCTGGGTGGACAAGCTGACTGCCGAAAACGGCATCCTGTATGCCGACTTTGCCGAGGTGGATGGCGACTTTGCCGATTTGGTGCGCAAAGGCCGCTACAAAAAGGTATCCGCCAGTTTTTACCCGCCCAAGCATGCCAATAACCCCGACCCGGGCGTGTACTACCTGCGCCATGTGGGCTTTCTGGGCGCGCACCCGCCCGCCGTGAAAGGACTGGCCGCCATCAATTTTGCCGACGACGAGGCGGATATTGTGAGCTTCGGCGAGACCGAATGGGTGCTGTCCCGCGTGTTGCGCGGCCTGCGCGACTGGATTATCGGCAAAGACGGCGTGGAGACCGCCGACAGGATTATCCCCGACTGGCAGATTGAGGACTTAAACCGGCAGGCCGAAGCCGAAGTCCCCGATTTCGCTGAACCCGATTTACCCACCCCCACAAAGGAAACTGAAAAAATGGCAACCGAACAAGAACTCGCCGCCGCCCATGCTGCGCGCGAAAAAGCTGAAAAGGAAGCGGCAGCAGCCAAAGCCGAACTGGAAAAACTGCAGGCCGAACAGCAGACGGCATTGCGCGAAGCCGGCCACCAACAAAATGCCGACTTTGCCGAAGGGCTGGTCAAACAGGGCAGCCTGAAACCTGCGGACAAAGACCTGATTGTGCAGGTGCTGGATTTTGCCGAGTACCCCAATGACACTGTGCTGGACTTTGGCGAGGGCAAAACGCTGGCGGATGCCGTGAAAGGCTTTTTGCAGGGCTTGCCGCGCATCCTGCCGGAAGGCGAAACCGTCACCGCCGCACGCGCAGCGCAGGCACAGCCGTTTGCCGCCGGCAGCGGTTTGGCCGAATTTGCCGAGCCGGAGGCGCAGTCGCACCACGAACGCGCGCTTGCCCTGGCCGCGAAAGAAAACATCCCTTACGAAGACGCGGCACGCCGCACAGCGCAATAGCAGAAAGGATAAGCCATGAGCGCATCACATTTACGCAAATTACGCGGTCAAATCGACCCCGTCCTGACCAACCTTGCCCTGGGCTACAAACAGGCCGAGTTTATCGGCGAAAAGATTATGCCCGTGGTGTTTACCGACCGCGAAGGCGTGCAGGTGCCGAAGTTTGGCAAAGGCTCGTTTGTCGAATACGCGACCGAACGCGCCGTGGGTGCGGCGTCCAACGTGATTACGCTGGACAGCCCGAGCTTTTTGCCGATTGTGCTGGAGGAGCACGATTTGGCGGTGGGCGTGGACTACCGCGAGCAGGCGGAAAGCATGTTTGACGAGCAGGCCAAAGCCACGCGCCGCGCCACCATCGGCGTGCAGCTGCGCCAAGAGGTGGAGACCGCCGCGCTGCTGCAAAACCGCGCGGTCTATGAAAGCGGCCACCACAAGGATTTGTCCGCTACCACCCAATGGAGCAATGCCAACGCCAACCCGATTAAAGACATCGCCGACGCCAAAGAAACCGTGCGTGCCGCCTGCGGCGTGCGCCCGAACGTGCTGGTATTGGGCGCGAAAGTGGCGCACACGCTGATGTACCACCCTGCATTGCAGGCTGCTTTGGGCAGCGGCGAGCGCAAGCTGATTACTCCCGAGCTGCTCAAAATCCTGTTTGACGTGGACGAGGTGTTGATTGGCAACGCCGTATCCGCGCCCGCGCCGAACAAGCAGACCCAAGACGTATGGGGTGCGTTTGCCGCGCTGATTGTGCGTCCGACCGTCCACAGCTCCGGCAACGACGAGGGCGAGCCCAGCTTCGGCTACACCTTCCGCCGCAAATCCATGCCGGTGGTGGACCGCTACACCGAGACCGGCGGCAAAGTGGAATTCGCGCGCTATACCGACATCCGCAAGGTGGCGGCCGTGGGCGGCGCATGCGGCTTCTTGTTTGAAAAAGCTGTTTGATATTAACCATGTATCGGGCAGTCTGAATGTGCAGGCTGCCTGAAAGAAAGGCAGAAATATGACCCCGACCAAAAAAGTCGTTTTGATTACGACCACTACCGCCGCCGCGCCGATTGTGGCCAACCGCTTTATCGGTTTTGACGGCAAGCAGGCAAAAGCCAACACCCCGGTATTTGGCGTTACGCCTTATGACGCGGCCGCAGGCGAGAGCGTGGCGGTGGAATGCATCGGCATCGTGCTGGTGGAGGCAGGCGGCGCGGTGGCCGCAGGCGCGAAAGTCGCTGCCGATGCGCAGGGCTGCGCGGTAACCGGCGACAACAATGCTGCAGGCACGGCGGTAACGGCCGCAGCGGCATCCGGCGAGCTTATCGCTGTACTTTTGAAAGGATAAGGCAATGAGCAAAACCTATTTGGCCAACACGCCCCTGATTTTGACCGACGCCGACGGCACGGACTACCGCGTGGAGCGCGGCGCAACCGTGGTGCTGACCGATGAGCAATTTGCGGCCGTGGCCGCGCACGTAAAACCGATGGCGCAGCCAGAAGCCGAAGTGCCGACTGAAACACCGGCTGAGCCTGAAGCCGTAACACAGAACGAAGACGCAGAGCAACCTGAAACACCGGACGGCGAAGAGCAGCCGGACAAGCAGGCCACCCGTCAGAAACGCGGCAAAACCAAAGACGCAGACAGCGCGGAGTAATCCATGTACATCACCGCGCAAGACTTGGCGCAAGCCATGAGCAAAGCCGAACTGGTGCAGCTGACCAATGACGAGCCGCGCGCCACCGAGCCGAACGACGATGTGGTGCAGGCCGCCGTGCGTTATGCCTGCGACTTGGCGGACGGCTACCTGCGCGGGCGTTACCCCCTGCCGTTGCAGCAAGTGCCGACCGTGCTGCCGCCCCTGTGCATCAACATTGCGCGCTATTACCTGCATTCGCGGCGCATCAACCGTGCGGATTTCCCGAAGGTGCTGGAAACGAGCTATGCGGCCACGCTCAAAACCTTGGAGCAAATCCGCGACGGAAAAATCCATTTGGGCATTGCCGTCCCTGAAAAAACCGCCCAGCCCGAACGCGGCGCATACCACGTCCGCGCTGGCGCGAAGCAGGATTGGAGCGGCTACTGATGAGCGCGACCCGTCCGATTATCGATGCGGTGTGCCAGCATTTGCAGGCCGCCATCCCGTGGGTGCAGGTGGACGTATTCCCCGAAAAACCCGGCGAATACCAGTTCATCCACCCCACCGGCGCGGTGCTGGTGGGCTACCAGTCGAGCAGTTTCGGCAAAATCGAAGGGCTCGGCATGATTGCCCAGCAGCGCGACGTGGTGCTGCACCTGACCGTGATTGGGGCAAACCTGCACGGTGATGACGGCGCACTGGCGATTTTGGACGAGGTGCGGCTGGCGGTGGTCGGATTCACGCCGCCCGACTGCGAGCCGTGCCACCTGCTTGCCGAACACTTTTTAAGCGAGGCCGCGGGCGCGTGGCAGTACGAGCTGACCGTGCAGACCGAAACGCAGCAGGTGGAGCGCAGGCAGCCTGCACACCTGCCGCCCCTTACCCAAGTCCTGCACCGCAACCAACCCTGATTTAAACCACCCAACGCCATAGGAGACCAACATGGCAGCAGCATTCCACCACGGCTCGGAAACCATCCGCATTGACGGCGGTTCCAGCCCCGTTTACACCGTGGACGGCGCGATTACCGCCATCATCGGCACCGCCCCGTCTGGCGCGGTCAATGAATTGACCGTGTGCCAAACCAAAAAAGACTTCGCCCGCTTCGGCACGGCCACCGATGACGGCTTTACCCTGCCGTCGGCGGCGCATATCTGGACGCGCTATCAGTCCGGTATCGCCTATGTGGTCAATGTGTGCGACCCGGCGCGGCACAAATCCAGCGTGACGGGCGAAGTCCTGACGGTCGATGCCGACACGCTGACCGCCTACACCGAATACGGCGCCATCCAAGACGGCGCGGTGGTCAAAGACAACGGCACGCCGATGACGGCCAATACCGACTACGTCATCCACAACGCGGAAACGGGCGAAATCCGCTTTAAAACCAAGCCGACCGCGCCCACCATCGATTACACCTACACCGACCCGTCCAAAGTGACCGAGGCGGACATTCTGGGCGGTTATGTGGCGGCCACGGGCAAACGCACGGGCTTGGAGCTGGTCAAAGAGGGCTTTGCGCGCTTCGGTGCGGATGCCAAAATCATCATCTGCCCCGAATTTGACAAAACGGCCACCTGCGCGGCGGCACTGGCCACGCTGGCCGACCACCTGCACGCCATTGCCTATATCGATGCGCCGCAAGGCACGACGCTGAGCCAAGCCATTACCGGCCGCGGCAGCTTGGGTAATATCAATTTCAACTTGTCGAGCGACCGCGCGCAGTTGTTTTATCCGCGCGTTGTCGGCCTGCTGGGTTTGGAGAGCCTGGCCACCCACGCCGCCGGATTGCGCATGAAAACCGACGTGGAACAGGGCTACTGGTTCAGCATTTCGAACCGCGAGCTATTGGGCGTGACCGGGCTGGAAATCGGCCTGACCGCGCGCGTGGACGACCCGCAGTCCGAAACCAACCGCCTGAACGAAAAAGGCATTACCACTGTGTTTAACAGCTACGGCACGGGCTACCGCATGTGGGGTAACCGCCTGGCGTGCTTCCCGGCCGTGTCGCACATCAAAAATTTTGAGGTCGCGCAGCGCACGGGCGACGTGATTGACGAGAGCCTGCGCCGTTTCGACCTGCAATACATGGACCTGCCGATTGACAAAGCCCTGCTGGACAGCCTGCTGGAAGGCTACCGCACCTATTTCGGTACGCTCAAATCCATTGTCGGATTTAGCGTGGAATTGGATACGGACTACGATTTGGCGGATGCTTTTTCCAAAGGCCAAGTGCCGATTGTGTACGAGTACACGCCCAAGCTGCCGATGGAGCGTGCCACCAATACCAGCGTGATGACGCGCAAATATCTGGCCAATCTGGTCGGCAGCCGCTAGAGAAAGGAATAAACCATGAGCGCAATCAACGCCATTTACAACGCCAACGTCTATCTGGACGGCGTGAACCTGCTCGGCCGCGCCGCCGAATTTAAGATGCCCGAAATCGAAATCAGCCAGGACGAACACAAAGGCCTCGGCATGGTCGGCACAATTAAGCTGCCCAGCGGCGTCGAAGCCTTGGAAGGCGAAATCACGTGGAACAGCGTTTATCCCGAAGTCGCCGCCAAAGCCTTCAACCCGTTCAAAGCGGCGCAGCTGATGGTGCGCGGCAACCTGCAAACCTTCAACGCACAGGGCTTGGCGCAGGAAGTGCCGGTGGTCATTACCGTGGCCGCGCTGTTCAGCAAAAACGCTTTGGGCACGTTCAAGCCCAAGGAAAAAAGCGAACACAGCACCACGTTCCAGGCGCACGAAGTCCGCGCCGTGGCCGACGGCCGCGAACTGCTGTACTACAACGCCTTTACCAACACCTACCGCGTGAACGGCACGGACGTGCTGGCGCAATACCGCCGAAACGTCGGCGCATAACGCAGGCGGCAGACAAACCGACCGCCCCGGATTCCAACCAACGGAATTTCGGGGCGGTTTTTTAATGCGCATTAAAAGCGTTGCAGGCTGCCTGCAAGTAATATTTGGGCTGTTTTCAACCTAATTGGAGTAATACTCATGACTCAGGCTCAAAAAGTACAGCAATCTATCGGTACAAACCACACTATTACTTTGACGTATCCTGTACGCCTTGCTACAGGCCAAGAACTGTCCAGCATCACACTGCGCCGTCCGTGTGTGGGCGATTTGCGCGCCGTAGCGCAATTCGGCAGCGATGTGGAACAGGAAATTGCCTTGTTTTCGCGTTTGGCGGGCTTGGTTCCGGAAGATATCGATTTACTGGATTTTGCCGATTATCAGGCAATACAGGATTGGTTTCGCACCTTACAGGGCAGGGACGGCCACACCGCAACAGGCAAAAACGTTTAATCAAGAGTTGATTGCCGCCTGCGCCGATATGGCATGGTGGTTCGGGTGGAGCGTGCAGGAGGTGTATGCCCTGCCGCTGGACGAATTCGACGATTGGCTCAAAGAAATAACCCGCCAAGTAAAGGCGGGTTATCGGAAAGGCGGTTAATGTTTGGGCAGTGCAATGCGGCAGATACCTGTCAGCATGACGGCTAGGATAAGGCTAACGGGTGCAAAAATGACAGATGCACCCAATGTAATCAACAGCCCAAACAACAATGTGAAAAACAGCGAAAGTAGGCTGCTGCCAGCGCTGCTGAAATCCAGTAAGCCGTATGCCACGTAGCCGAAAGCCGCCACGCACCCCAGCCCGTGGATGGCAAAGGCAATGGTTTCAACAGTGGTGTAAACGTCGGTTTTTGTACGCATGGCGTTGTCCTCACAAAAGTTCTTTCAAATATTAAAGCGGAGTATTCCCAATGTCAAACGAATTAGTTTTATCTGTGGCCATCGGTGCAACCCTACGTGCTGGTTTTGCCACAATATTCGGTAGGGCAAGAAACGCCTCGCGCGCGTTGGGCAGCGAAATCCAAGCGGTCACGCGGCAACAGGAACGGCTGGGCAGGGTTATGGCGCGGTCATTGGCGCATCCTATGCGAAATCTCGGCCAAATGAACCGTCATTATCAGCGCATGGGCGATTCGATAGCCGCCGCCACGCGCCAGCAGGAACGCCTGAACCATGCCATTGCGCGGCAGAATGCAAACAACACGCGCCGCCAGCAGTTGCGTTCCGAGCTGGGAGAAGCGGCGGCACATTCGGCCGTATTGGCCGCACCTGTCGTGGGTGCGGTTAAAACTTTTATACGCCAAGAAACGGCGGAAACCGAATTAAAAGTTGCCATGATGAACAGCAAAGGGGGAGTCGGCCAGTTCGAAGCCGTACGGCGCGAGGCCGCGGAGTTGGGCAAGGAGTTACCGGGTACGACGGCGGAATTCTACCGTTTGGGCCGTGCGTTGAAATCGCAGGGTTTGTCGGACGATGTGCTGATTAAGGGTGGTTTGAGGACTTCGGCGCAACTGAACGTGCTGCTCGGCATGGGGCAGGAAGACGGCGGCGAGTTTTTCGCTAAGATGGTGGAGGCGCGCGGCTTGAAAGAGAGCGAGTTTGCCCAAGCCGCCGATTTGACCCAGCGCGCCTATTTCGGCTTCGGCCTGAAACGGGAAGACATGTTCGACAGCATGAAATACAACGCCACAACTACCAGTATCTTGGGTTTAAAAGGGCTGCAACAGTATGAAAAGCTGCTGGCGATTGAGGGTATGGGCGCACAGGTCGGGTTGGAAGGCAGCCAATTTGGTACAAATTTCTCGCAGTTACTGAACCAACTTGCAGAAGGTCCGATTGCGATGCGCAAAGCCAGGTCAGGTATGAAGGCTGAAGCTAATGGGTATATGAAAGCGGCGGGTGTTGAATTTGAGTTTTTCGACAAGCGGGGCAATTTCAAAGGGTTGGAAGCAATGGTGGGCGAGTTGGAGAAACTCAACATCATTAAACAAAAATTAGGGGAAGATAAGGCCTTGATTGTGGCCTCTCAGTTCTTTGGCGACCAAGCGGCGCGCCCTGCGATGGTCATGGCAGAAAAAGGTCTGGCGGGCTTTCAGAACAACTTGAAACTGATGCGTGAACAGGCTGATTTGCAGGCGCGTATCAAAGCAAAAACGGCCACATTGGGGGCGGCTTTGGAAAGTCTGGGGGGCGTAGCGGAACAGGCGGCGGCAACTTTTGGCAGCGCCTTTGCACCTGAAATCAAAGCATTTGCGGCCAATGCGCAAAACTTCATCGAAAACACGCTGCAACCTTGGATTAACGAGAATAGAGAGTTAATCAAATGGACGGTGGGCATTGTAGGTGGCTTGCTGGTTGCAAAACTGGGTATGCTGGGCTTGGCTTACGTTGCAAACATGGCTTTGATGCCGTTTCACGCGCTGATAGTGGGCGCCCACAAATTTATGGCCGTATTCCGCTTAATCCAGCTGCTGCGTTTTAGCGGGTTAAGCCGCGGTGCCGCAATTTTGCGGATGTTCGGTTTGTCGGCAGGTGCTGCAACAACGGCGGCGCGGATACTGGGGAGCATCTTTTCCGGCGGCCTGCGCCTTGTTAGTACCGCATTCGGCTGGGTCGTCAACACCGGGCGTATGTTGATAGGCTTTCTGCCGATGGTCGGCAAGGCGTTTATGGCGCTCGGCCGCTTCCTGCTCGCCACTCCGCTTGGTATTGCGCTGACGCTGATGGCGACGGCGGCGTATATGCTCTACTCGCGCTGGGACGGCGTGGTGGGCGGCGCAAAACTGCTGTGGCAGGATTTGTGCAGTGTGGTTAGCACGGTGGCTTCGGCGGTGGCGGACTTTTTCAGCAATATGTGGGCGTCCGTACAGGCATTTTTCAGCAGCGGGATTGCCAACATTTCCGCCGCGATTATCAACTGGTCGCCCATCGGACTGTTTTATCAAGCCTTTGCCGCCGTTTTAAACTGGTTCGGCGTTACGCTGCCCGCTCAGTTTACCGGCTTCGGCAGCATGATAATCGACGGGCTGGTCAACGGCATCCGCGCCAAAATCGGGGCGGCAATAGAGGCGGTGCAGGGATTGGGCGCGCGCATCAAATCGGCGTTTACCGGCGCAAAATCTATGGACATCCACTCGCCCAGCCGTGTGTTTAAGCGCTACGGCGGCTTTATCGCGGAGGGCTTGGCCATCGGCGTCAACGGCGGCGCGGCACGCCCCGTCGGGCGGATTGCCCAACTGGCGGGCAGCATGAAACAGCGGTTTGCCGAGCGCATGGGCGGTTTGCGCAGCCAAGTGTCGGCACGGCTGGCGGCACACGCAGGCAGCCTGCAGCAGGCGCGGCAGGAAGCGGCGGCGGCACAGGGCGGCGGCGCAATCACGGTGCATTTTAACCCGACCATCAACGCACCGGGCGGCAACCCCGCGCAAATTGAAACGGCGTTGCAGAAGGGGCTGCGCGAGTTTGAGCAACTGTTTGA